AAGTCCAAGTTTAGTTAAACTCTCATACACACTCACCTTACCAGCTAGTTGAGCACTCCAACCTAGTACCCTACCTCGGACACCAAACTCGTACATATGATAGTTTTTGACCATTTCTCCAAAAGCTCTATCTCCTGCTGCATTTCCTATTTCCCGGAAAATAGCATGAAGCCTCTTAAAGGTGAGATCTACTACTTTAATAACTTTTCCTGTTCTTTCATTTACTGTTTCTAGCCATCCCCACTCTCTTACAGCTGCAAGATACCTAACAGAACTCTGATAGTGATCCGCTAGAGTCTTTCGAGGATCCCATTCTACCCAAGATTCAGGAAGCTCTACTCTAGTTCTAGTAAAGTATCCCTCATTAGCTATCGAGCTTTCCCAATCCTTGTGAGCCTCAGCCAACTCATTAAGAACTGTATTAAAGGCTTCCTGTTGCTGTTCAGGAGTCATCGCATTATAATCAATATTTGGATTTGAGAATAAGATCTCATCTATACCTTGTTTTACCTTAGGATGGATTTCTCCTATTTCTCCATTTTTTCCTATCATATTTGCTGCCGCTGCCAGATTCAGCTTTCCCTCAGCATTAGGTATCTGAGGATAAGGCTTACCTCCACGCCTCTGCACTACCATCTTCCCTCTCACCCTCCTTTTAATTCCTAGCTTTGTTGCAACATCAAGTAACGTATTTTCAATTGCAGCAAGCCTAGTCGCTAATTCTTTAATAGCCTCAGCTCTTCTCTTTCCTACTTGGCTTACTAAGTCTTCAAAAGAAATACGCTGGTTCATGAGCTTAGTAGCTCTCTTCACATCCTCTGTAGAGTTACGACCAGACACAGCCTTTAACTTATTATAATAACCCTTAGTATCCTCAACATATCCAGCTACTACACGATCAATATGAGTAGCTAACCTCATTACAGAATCAGCCCACTGCTTCCCTGCTTCTCCTCCATATTTTCGGACAAGGTTAGTACTTCTCATGAATAAAATATCTGTCAACATTCGGAAAGGTACATGTCCACTCTGCATCCTTCTACGAGTTATTTCCAATATCTTAACAATAGATTTAACAGCTTTAGGAGTAAGAACTTCAAGACCTCCCACAAGGCTCATGCTTATAGTAACTGTGCCGTCTTCATTGACCCGTCGAGTAAGCACCTTTTTAGGTTTCGGTCTTAAGTAAATATCGCTTACTTTTCCTGTTGCTGCTTTATGTTGTATGAGCTTTCCCTTTGGGACAGCTGCATCATGTATCTCATGCAGCACTTTTACTACTTGTATCTTTTGACCATAGTCTTTTATCTCTCTTTCTATAGATGCTAAAGTAAAAAAATGCCTTTTCTGTTTTACTGCCGCAGCTTCATAGAAACTAAATTTACCGCGTATAAGATCTAACTGACTAACATCTCCAGTTAAAATTGCCCTTAAAAATGTCCTACCCGGAGCTTCAAGTGTAATAGGATCTTCAGGATCTATAAAATTCTTCAACATCACTGCATGATTAGTATCTACATTCTTCTTACTTTTAGGATCATAAACCTGTAAACCTTCACCAAGAAAATTGCTGATATTTTCAGCAACTTGTTCTTCTCGAGCAAATACTTCAGGTAAAGTAGGATCTACTTCTGAATAAGCATACTTAGGAATATCCGCAGCACCTTCCTCCCACATTATATCAAATATACGATCATACTGGCGAGGATGGGATTCATGGAGACTATGTATATACTCATGAAGAGCTACCTCCACCATCTTATCAAAACCTACTAATCTGTTTATATAAATATATCCGGGAGTATCAGGATAATAAACTCCAGCCCTGCCCTCTGAAATCGTTTCACTATCAAAGAAAATAGGAGTAGTATTTACTACAGCTAAAATTCCTGCTATTACCTTCTCCGTAGGAGTTTGAGCTTGGGCTATCTTACTCTCACCTTGACCCTCCAAATCACTCCAACCTGCAAAAGTTTCTATAGCTTGTTCCACTGTCTCCCTATATAAAGGAACAATATTATTTCTTGCGGTTTGTACCTCTTTCACATAAATATCTGCTTTGCCCTCTGAAATTAGCTTTCTATTAAGACCTTTTTCTGCTTCTCTTAAAAGTTTTTGTGCATCTCTAGAACGCCTTTTCACATTAATCTTACCCCCCACTGTTGTAGGAGAACTTGCATCTTTCCACTCAGACCTTGGGAGCAGACGGGAACTTTGCTCTCCAGCAGCAGCAACTGCTAAAACTAGATTACTTACATTAGTAATATTTGTGGTATGATCCTCAATTGTTTTAGCTCTTGTTCCCTCAATTCTTAGTCTATCTACTAAGACTTTCCAAGCCTGATCTGACATTTCCTTGATTTCTTTAACAGGAATATATGCCATTCCCTCATTTTTTATACGCTTTTTCTTCGTTGTCGTTTTCTTCTTCTTCTTAGCTGCTTTACCATAGACCTTTTTAGCCTCTACCTTTGCACCTTCTTTTGTAAATATAGCAACACTTATCGGTCCACTTCCCTCACTTTTTCCTTTCTTAAACTCTATATCAGCTACAGAATCTGCCGGAGGTTTTGACTTCTTACGATCTTTAATATCCTTATCTATAGCCTCAGCCTTCTTCTGCAACTCTATAGAACGTGCTTTTTTCTCCTCATACTCTTTTATATCTTGTTCGAGTTGCTTTGAAGTTACTTTTGTCTCAACTGATGGCTTTTTCTTCGGAGCAGGCTTAGGACGTTCTTTCCTTGCAACCTTTACTTTAGTAGGCTCAGGCTTGGGTTCCCCTGTAACCTTATCTAGAGGTATCATCTTAGGCTCAAACTTTCCTCCTTTACCTCTACGAGGCCTAGCATTAAACCTCTTCATTACTCCTTGAATCTCTGGATCCTGCTCTATCCTAGCTATCTCCTCCCTAATTGCTACCTGTTCAGAGTCTGAAATATTACCTTCAAGAAGTTTCCCTCCAAGGACATTCAAGCGGAATATCTTATCTTTAACTTCTTGAGATAATAGTGTACTTCCTTCTCCTACATGTGCAATCAACCCAGTCACACCCCTCCATCTAGCTCCTAATGTAGGCTGAGCTGCTAGATCAGGAGTGACATGAACTCGAGGGGTTATAATGGGAGCCTTATCAGGATCACTTACAGTATCAACTCCAATTCGCTTCCTTTGAGGGGTAGGATCTCGTCCTATCTGTTTCTGTGCTTCTGGCCTAGGAATTTGAACAAAGGGTGAAGAGAGAACACCAGCTGCTCCACCTATAGTTGTACCCCCAGCAAATCCCATATAAGCAGCATCAACTAGGTTCCAAAACCTTTCTTTCATAGGTATATCTACATCTGCAAACCCAAAACCATGTGCAAAAACACCAGTAGTTTCGTGTATTAACTGCTGAGCAACTTCAGTTAACGATTCTATCTTTCCGCCTCTTTTTACCAGCTTGACTGTACGGTTAGCTAGATATTTGATTGCCTCAGCTCGACCTTCACCTGCAAGAGGAGATATAATTTTAGTTGCAGCAAATGAATCAAATGCTGCCATAACCATTCCCGGAGCTAATGCTATCCTAGCAGCTACAACTGGATCTACTCCTTGCTCCTCTATAAGAGATTGAACAAGACTCCCATAGTTTAAAAGCAAAGATCCTGAAAAAGCTCCTACTATTGCACCTACAGGTAATCCCGCTGCTGCACCCACAGCTGCTCCAGCAGGCCCAGCAACTGCTGCTCCACCTAAAGCACCTGCTCCAACTCCAGCACCTGCTCCAACTGCCATTCCTCCAAGAGTGACAGCCATACTTGAAGTAGCTGCTCCAATTGAGAATGCAGTAAAATCAAGAAATTCCTTAAAACTATCAACCTCTGACATAGAAGATACTTGAGGTTTAAAAATTGTTGCGAATGGATTATCTTCTCCAAGTTGGTCTATCCATTCTTTCCCCATGTCAGCCATCCTACGACTATTTAAGGTTAATCCTATTCCATATACTGCATAAGACCCAGCCTTAGGATTGCCTTCAGTAAGGCCATCCATAAAACTACCTTCAAGCTCCTGCCAAAGTCCTCTTTCTTCTGGAGGTAGGTTCCTAATTTCCTCTAAGAGATCAATCCTTGGCCTTGGCCCCGTTATAACCGAGGGTTCAGCACGTTTAACCCTAGTGGCTGAATCGAGATCAATATAAGATAGATCTGTATCAGGGACTCTATCATGATTATCCTGTATCCATTTTTCAGCTTTTTCTATAGTCTTAAATGAAGGAAATTGTTCAAGCCCATACTTTCTTGCAATCTCAAGAGCCTGACCATGCGAATATTGTTTCCCATCAATAAGAGTAGGAATTACAACAGTACGCATTTCTCCTAAAGGATGTCCCTTTCCAACCTCTCGAAATCCCGTTTTCGTTCTTTTACTCGGAGCCATGAGGACTGTATGAGAGCTAAGACGTACATTCCCTGACTGACCAGTATCAGTCACTACTGTACGACGAGGAGTAGGAAATATATTATCTGGCAGGAATCCCTTCTTAGGTCTGGGACCTTCATAGACCTGTTTACCTGTCTTTTTATCTATAAAAAATGTACTTAAATCGTCAAGAGATTTCTTTAATTCTCCTGTGAGAGGTACATCTCTCTCCATAGCAGGACGATCTTGTAGCTCAGGTCCAATAGGACCGTACAATCCTTCAATTTCTTTAGGACTAAAAGGAGCAGATACAGGAGGAGCAATAGCCACACCTTCAGACATTCTTAGAATATCTGCATCTGAAATTTTTTCTTCTTCTTCTAAAAATCTTCCGGGACCAATCTCACCCTCACTAACAGGTCCATCTAACCCTTCCCATGAAGTCCCATCTAGAACAGAGATAGGTAGATTTATAACAGACTTTTTTTGTGCCATTGTGAACCTTTTACTTCAGTAAATCAGCTAAGGGATCTATATCTTGATTAACTCCGGCTCGTATACCCGTCCTTAGTTTACCTCGATCCGATAGAGCCTCACCACGGTATCCCAAACCAGTAGTAGTTCTCTGATTGAGTTTAACATTTAACGGTCCCACATTCCGAAGTTGACCTAGCTTTATGTCAATTTCACCTCGATACCATCTTTGATCCCCCTCATTATAAAATTTATACCATTTTGCCCCTTCATTATAATCGTTTTGTAGATTAGTTTTGCCGAAAGTATAAAGTGCCGGATTTCCTTTCGTTCCCCAAGGCAGCGAGCTTCCAGTTAATTCCTCTGTAGACATTCCAAAAGCGTCTTGGAGATTCTTTAATTTAGTGTTTTGGAGTTGAGACATATCCAGTGCTGGTACAGTTGCTACTGGTGGAGTTACTCTCGACGAAGTAGTTGTCCCCGGCTCTACATGATCTCCTTTCTTCCCTGTAAACCACTTGAGAGGATTTAATCCTGCCGTCAGGCTTTCCCCTCTCCTCCCTTCCGAAAACGCTCCTTCCCAATCTGTATTACTAGCCTTACCCTGTGGAACACCTCCTTGATTTTGTTGAATCATTTGCAGAAAGTAAGCATCCAGTGGGTCTATCCTATTTCCTTGCCTGACTGCTTCTGCCTGTTGATTCATCAAAAGGAGAGCCAATTGCTGCCGTACGTGTGGAGGCCATGATGCCACAAGAGTTTGAATTAATCTTGCCTCTGTCTCACCCCTAGTTCTAAGAGCATAAGGAGCCTTTGCAGCATTTTCCTTGTACCATCTCAGTTCATTTTCCCCTATTTGAAGAGTATTTCTATGCTTCTCATCTTCTAATCGAGCTATTAACAAATCTCTTGTTGCTTTATCTTTAAAGAACAGTTTAGCATAACTTGCTCTAGTCGTTGCCATAGCCTGATTACCCTCTGCTCCTTGCTTATTCAGATTTTGTGATATAAGCCTCTCTTGCTGTTCAGCTAAAGCAAGCTCGTTCTGCATCTTCTTAGTAGCTAACCTATTCGATAAAGAGTTAGGATCTTGAGATGCTGCTATAGCTCTTAACCTAGCTTGTAACTCCGCTTTAGATACCTTAGCCTCTGCCCCTGCTGTCTCGAGTTGCAATCGTCTAAGTGATAGCTTATCCCATAAACCACTGGTCGCTTCAAATGCTTGTGCAAATTCTAGTATTTCACCTGCCATATCAGGAACCTTTCTGTCATTTTACTATAAAGGTAATATCAAAGCTCTTTTCGTCATGTTACTTTAAAAGTTTCATCTTAACGTCAATTTTACTATAATCAACTTTGTAGTAACCTGATTCTTTGTCTCGGTGTACAGCATCTTCCTTACCCATTATTAGTAAATCTTGAGCCATAACGCCAATCCATACTTTATCATCTTCTTTGTAACTGAACTTGTATACAGGAATCCCTGATTTAGATTGGCCTATCAAGGAGATGCTTTCTTTTAGTCTAATATCAGAAAAAAGGCTTCCAACTCCTGCTATAATACTCGGTAAAGCTCCACCACCAGCACCAGTAAAAGCGGTTGATAAGAATCCAAGTCCTGCTCCAAGATCACCCCAGATACTTGAATCATCTGCATATCCTCCCGGATGAGATCCTGCATAATCTGGAGTTTTTGTCGCTACTTGTACTGCTTGCATTGTAGGACTACTTAGAGGATCTCGTAGTTTCATTTCCTGTAAACCGGCAACTCTTTCCCCTCTTAAAGCTCCAAGTTGACCTAATTGAAGCTGTCCCATTGCAGGAGCAGCAGCTAGAGCCAACTGAGATTGCTGTTGCTGTCGTGCGAATTGTCTTTCTGATAGACCAATTCCAATTTTGTTAAGGTAATTTTCTCTCATAAGACTCGCTCTTGAACTTCCCGGACCCTGTCCTATGCCTAGAAACTCAGCACCTAACCTAGGAGCAAACTCTTTATCATAAATCTGCATTTGTTGAGCTATATCTGCTTTAAGAGCCCGGTTAGATGCTTTCTGTCCCATGACAGGAGCCCCCCTCAAAACTCGGCCCACAGATTTTCTAGCTAAACCCATACCAGTAAGACGCCCTCCTTCGTCTTTACCTGAAGCAATTTCTTTTCCCATCCGAAGTAGATCCTGTTTATAAGGAAGTTCTTTAAACCTCTGAGACCAATCATCTCTTTCCATCATCCTATACAATTTACGATAATATTCTCTATTGAGAGAAAGGTGAGTCTTTTTTCCCGGTGCATCTGCGCCCATAAAGTGCGCTCTACGTTGTGGAGTTTTACTGGCCATTTTGATATTCCTTTAAAAAGTTCATCATTTTCGCGCCAAGTTCAGCAGGAACTGGATATCTTACATTTACTGAGAAGGGCTTGAATCCCCATTTCTTCATCACATCGTTCATCTCTCCCTCTACTGTCATTCGTATCTCTTTCCTCTCAAGTTGATCAGTCCAAGTGAGTGCTTTAAAAAACATTTCATCTTTAGTAACCTGAGAAATTTCTTCATCATTAAACCAAGAGTTTAAGATAAAGGTATGATCAACATCTGGGGGAGCCCAAGTAAGTAAGAACGCACTCGGGACACTTTCTTCACCTTCTTTAAAGGCTATTAAAAAGAATACGGTCGAGTCATCTCCGGCCTGAAGGATATCTCTAAGGATCTGAGAATATTTTTCTTTCGGTAAACCTTCAGCACTTGGCCCAATAAAATCTTCAACATAATCAATCCCGGCAGGGGATTTTATTCTGTAAACTTTCATAAGATTTAAATTTCCTTTTAATCATGCTGGAATAATTGTTAAGAATCTAGGTTCCATACTTCCATTATTACATATAACATTATATACTCCTATAGGAGAATCACCACTTCCTTTAACTCCTACCCAAGATCTAGAAGCGATTGCACCATCATCCAATCGCAACTTCCAATATGGTTCACTCATATAACTTCCATCTTCAATTCCAAGGAATACTTTCCCCGGAAAATTTCTACCTTCCCAACTTTCTATCTCCTCCGGGCCTATATCTGCACCTTCACCCCAAGAACAATCATATTCTGAATCATATTCAGACTGTATAGAAAGTCTATGAATTAGTCCATCCCAAGGTTTAGTAGTACTACTTATTGATGAATGTGTAGCATCACAATTTAATGCTTGAGTATCTCTAACCGTTATAGGTCCACCTGTAACCTTATAATCATCCAAAGTCCGTGCAGGATTACATCCTGTAGGAGTAGCTGGAGGAAGAGGAAGAGAAGCTTCAGCTCCCAACTTTGGAGTACAACAACATTTAAGAAGGCTACTCAAGACGCTATGTCCTCATCTAAAGTAAATGATATCTCTTTCACTGCTTGTTGCTGCTCCCATCGAGCAACAGTCTTAACAATAAACCTTCGTACAGACTCTTTAACCCAGTCCTGATCGGTGAATAATGGATTATTATCCTCGTCCTCAGGAATTGGATAAAGAGTCTTTAAAGCATCTGTAACTTTTTGAATCTTCTCATGAGGAATGGTAAGTGTAATATCATGGGACATGAGTTAAATCCTTCTTGCAAGAGTAAGACCAACTGTTATATTAGATACAACATTTGCACTGCCAGCATCTACATCAAATCTCATATTAATTACATCATCTTCATCTAGATCTAGATTAGACACATCACTAGAACTACCCTTCGCTCCAGTAGTAGTTAATTGCAAAAGATTAGAAGCCACCCCATTCTTCCTCACATTTACTGTATAAGTTGCTGTATTATTATTCGTAGCGGATATAGCCGTAACAGTCATATTCCAAGGTAACTTATATCCCTTGCCAGCTGTAACCATAGAGACATTATTAGGAGTTCTTAAATTCTGATTAGTAGATCCCTTGGATCCTGATACTGTACTACCTGCTATAATCGTATTCCTATCAAAGCTCAAAAACTTACTACGACCTGAGTCATAGAACATTGGAATAGGATCACCTGCTGTTGCAGTATATATAAACACATCACCAGCAGCCCCTCCAGTAGGGGCAGAAGAATTTTCGGGAAGTTTGAGCTTATCTAGAATCTTTACTGACCCCGTACCTACCACACCGGGATCTAAGACCATATCTGTGCCATCATAGTAAACCGAAGAATCTTGAGCTGCTCCAAAGAAGATCTTCTGATCATCTGCAATTTGATGAATATCCCCTCCACTCTCTTTAATTGTCAAAACCTTTCCAGTAGTACCTACAAAGATTTCAATATCATCGAGATTACCATTACCAAGTTCTAGGTTATCTCCAGTATCTACTCTTATTGCTTTTCGATATGTTCCTGCCGCATCCTTGAACTCAATTTTCGTATTGTTATTTAAGCCAAAACCGCCTCCTAAGACATAAAAACTTCCTGATCCTGCCACTTGAGTATTGAGATAACAGTGACTTCCATCATAAGACATAGTGACGTCCCCGCCAGTTCCCAATATAAGGGACTCACTATCCTCAATCTCTATAGATCCTCCGTTAATATCAACATCACCAGAAAGAGTAAGTGACGTTAAAGTTCCAAGACTTGTTATACTCGTTTGAGCTGCACCAGTAACTGTAGCTGCTGTTCCTGTAGTGTCTTGATTAAGAGTTGCCACCCTCCCAGCTGCTAATGTCCCCGAACTAATATTAGAGGCATTTGTTGTATCTGTAGTTGCACTAGCTACTAAGCCTAAATCTGATCTTGTTTCAGCATAACTTCTACCTTCTATAGTATCCGCATCTGTAAATTTCGCGAAGTCATTATCTACAGGACTTCCTGATGTATCAACAGTACCTGAATACTGATCAGATGAAGTTATAGTAACTGCTCCGGCAGACTCAGAAATACTTATATTAGATCCTGCTGTAAAAGCTAATGTCTCTGAAGTACTTAATGTATTACCGCCAGCAGTTACCGTTCTCCATGTATTATCATTGGCTGTCATATCATCAGTTACTAGATCAATAGTACCATCACCGTCCTGATAAGTAGCAGCAATCCTCGTTTCTGTGTTTCCTGTGAACATCCCTCCAACAATGTCTTGGACCTGTTCAGTGGTCAACTGAGTATTGGTATCAGTTGAGGTAATCGTCAGGGTATCCCCTGACATAGCAGTAGTGACGTTCGTTCCACCTGCAATTGTCACAGTATCACCTGGAGTCATTCCAGTAGATCCTGAATCCCCTGCCACAGTGAGATCAGACACAACCAAGTCCATGTCACCAGTACCGTCTTGGTAAGTCACCGCGATACCAGTCTTAGTTCCGCCACTAGCGACGAGCGCACCAGCGTAGTCTTCCACCTGTTCCTGAGTAAGTTGAGTATTCGTATCTGTTGAAGCAATGGTCACTGCACCAGCACTTTCAGTAATAGTCACATTAGACCCCGCAGTAAAGGCCAATGTCTCACTAGTGGATAAAGTATTACCTCCAGCTGTAATTGTTCTCCATGTATTGTCATTCGCCGTCATGTCATCAACTACGAGATCCAGCGTTCCATCACCGTCTTCATACGTTACTGCAATTCGTGTTTCTGTATTGCCTCCAAACATCGCCCCCACGATATCTTGAACCTCTTCAGTTGAGAGTTGAGTATTGGTATCAGTCGAGGCAATGGTCATATCAGTGCCGGATGGAGTAAGAGTTATATTACTCCCAGCAACTATTTTGATATCCTGAGTCCCTGATCCTGCGCCACTTTCAGTCAAGCGAATAAGAACGTCATTGGAACTATCAACCCATGATGTAGCATACTCATTCTGAGTATTATCATTCGCTGTCATATCATCCACAACAAGATCGAGAGTACCATCTGAATCATCATAGGTAATCGAACCTCTTGTCTCAGTGTTTGATGTAAACATTGCTCCAACTATGTCCTGAACATTCTCACTAGATAAGGTAGTGTCACTAATGGAGTTAGTAATAGTAACAGCGCCCGCGGACTCAGCAATTGTAATGCCTGTGCCTGCCGTGAAAGCTAATGTTTCAGATGTACTAAGCGAGTTCCCTCCAGCTGTGATGGGCCGCCAAGTATTGTCGTTGGCAGTCATGTCATCGATTACAACATCAATCGTTCCATCGCCATCTTGATATGTAACAGTTGCGCGAGTTTCTGTATTACTGCTAAACATCGCACCGACAATATCCTGCACTGCTTCTGTAGATAGTTGAGTATTAGTATCAGCAGATGTGATAGTTACAGCACCGGCTGACTCTGAAATTGTAACATTTGAGCCTGCAGTGAATGCTAAAGTTTCACTGGTGCTGAGTGTATTACCCCCCGCAGTTACGGTTCTCCATGTGTTATCATTAGCCGTCATATTGTCTACGACTAAATCAATGGTACCATCCCCATCCTCATAGGTAGCAGCAATACGTGTTTCCGTATTACCAGTAAACATCGCACCCACTATGTCTTGTACTTGTTCGTTAGTTAGTTGAGTATCAGTATTCAGATCATCTACTACTAAGTCAATAGTACCATCACCGTCTTGATAAGTGGCGGCTATTCTCGTCTCTGTATTTCCAGTAAACATAGCCCCAACTATATCCTCTACCTCTTCAGCAGTTAGTTGAGTATTGGCAGTTCCAGCAATCGTAACTGCCCCAGCTGATTCTGAAATAGTTACATTAGAACCCGCAGTGAATGCTAGGGTTTCACTTGTACTAAGGGTGTTTCCTCCAGCAGTGACCGTTCGCCAAGTGTTATCATTGGCGGTCATATCAGTAACTACAAGGTCAATGGTTCCGTCTCCATCTTCATAAGTAGCCGCTATCCTTGTCTCAGTATTGCCCGTAAACATAGCTCCCACTATATCTTGCACCTGTTCAGCAGATAGAGTAGTGTCAGCTATACTGTTTGTTATAGTAACCGCTCCAGCAGATTCGGCTATGGTAATACCTGTACCTGCTGTGAAGGCTAGAGTTTCGCTGGTACTGAGGGTATTACCTCCAGCAGTGATAGTTCTCCACGTATTATCATTAGCAGTCATGTCGTCCACTATAAGGTCTATAGTGCCGTCACCATCTTGATAAGTAGCTGCTACTCTAGTTTCTGTATTGCTGGTAAACATAGCTCCAACTATGTCTTGCACTTCCTCAGAAGTTAACTGAGTATTGGCAGTCATGTCATCGACAACAAAACTAATATTATTACTAGCGTCATCGTAAGTAACTGCAATCCGTGTTTCCGTTCCACCAAGCATACCACCTACTATATCTTGCACCTGCTCTGTAGACAGTTGAGTGTTTGTGTCTGTGGAAGTTACTGTGACAGCTCCTGTAGCTCCACTAACAGATACATTAGTACCTGCTACAATAGAGGTTACTCCCGCATTGTTAAGTGTAACAGTTCCAGATGTTCCCCCTCCTGATAAACCTGTTCCTGCTGTGACCCCAGTAATATCTCCTGTCGTTGGGCTTTCAGCTTGCCATCCATTAGTTGAATCATATGTCAACACATGCCCATCAGATGGACTCATTGATGCATATACATCTGACAATCCAGTAATCGGAAATGCGGTTACTGTAGCAGCATTTCCAGTACATGAACCAGATGATCCAGTTACATTCCCAGTTACATTTCCAGTAACACTACCAACAAGGCGAGATGCTCCACCTAATATTAAGTCATCTTCTGATTCATCCCAGAGCATATATGCGCCAGAAGTCGCTCCAAAGAACTTAACATCGTATCCAGTATCATCAACACCAACAGTGATAGGACACGAAAAAGTAGAAGTAGTTGTGAGAGCAATTAGATCACTTCCACCAATCTCTATCGTTATAGTATCATCGGATGAGGCTCTAATACTTGAATCATTATCCTCATCAAGATCAATACGATTACCATTAGTGCGAAGATCCCCTCCCAACTCTGGAGAGAAGTCGTCAAATAGTCTCGGAACCATGTGATGAGATACGCCCATTAAGTTACCTCAGCTCCATATAAAGTAAAGTTTACATGTCCACTTGTACTGTATACAGCTAAATTACCGCTAGCATTATCCATAACTCCATGTAATCTTAGCAAGATTGAACGAAATCCTCTAATAGGCTCATCATAAAGAAGAGCTGTTGTCGCATCATAAGTTGTTCCATCATTATCATGAAATACTCTAATAGTAGTATCAGCAGTATTTGTATTACAAATTATCAAAGAGGATAATATCGTCTCTGTCGAAGATCCCGGAGAATAAATCGAAGTATTCGTTGTGGCAGAAGGCTTTGACTGACCTAAGTATTTATCTGTCCATGTAGGCATATTAATACGCCGCCGCTAATTGTTGTGCAAGAGGTGCAGGATCACATGTCCCATCAACCTGAGTTGCATGATTTACAATCTGCCATTCTGAGCCTCCTCCAATAAACCTTTCCTCTTTACAGTAAAGTACAGTATTATTCTGCAAAGGCTTACCGTCAAAACCATCTGGGAAGTCATCTGAGGAAGTATTAATTCCACCATTAGTAACTGCTCCAGATTGACTATCCTCTATAATAGAATATGCTGTTATGTTAGTCCTACCCTCAGGTTTTACTACCCAACCTTCATGTCCAGCCCCAGCTTTAACAGCTTCAGTTATAGGATAAGACCACTGGTTCCTTGTAGAATTTCTAGTAGGTGTACCTGAAATTCTAAAAGGAACAATACCTCCTCCAAAACCTTCACCCTCTAAAGAGTTAGTGATAGTTTCCTCTGACATAATTACCCAAAGCCTTCTTAGATAATTATGAAGATCTCGAATATACTTATCTAAAAAAGGCTCCAGTTCAGCTGGAATTAAAGGAAGAGGCTCTGCTGACAATACTTGTTTAAGACTCATAGTTAATATGCTCCTCCGGGTCTATACCATACACGAAGAATACCACCCATAGTAAAAGTTCCCTTAGCTTCATTATTCTCAATCCTGACCCTTAAAGTTCTTCCACTCTTATCTATAGGGAAACGATACAATTGCATCGGTCCAGTAAGAGTTTGGGCAGAGGCTGCGGTGTGATAACTCTGTCCTTTATCCACACTGTATGTAACATCAACTTGAGTTCCCTTTAGCTCAATCTCAATCTCCTCCCACCTACTAATTATAGAAGTATAATCCTTTGTAACTTGACTGGAAAAGTCCTTAGACTCCCAATAGCTAGTCACAGCTGTTCCATCGTCGGTGTAACTAGTGTCATCATGCACATAAACTTCAGTAGCTCCACCCGTTGTTCGAAGGGGATAGCCTGCTCGTCTAGCTCCTTCTGTCCAAGATCCTCCAAAGTCGTCCCAATCAACAAGGTCAATTGAGGATGTATTCCACTTAATAGTACTAGGTCGACTGAATAATCCCATACTTCGGGGTCGTACAGTGTACGCTTCTCGGGTCCAGTTAAATCCTCCAGAGTTGTAGAAGTCATACTCCAATCTCCAAATAATATGTTGCTTATTCTCAACAGTATGCCCGCTCTTATAAATACAAAAGTAAACTAATTGTCGAGCTTTATCATGATAAGCAAAAGATTTAGTTCCATTATCTCTATCTACTTGCTCTCGATATCTCCTGCTGATCTTATCTCCGGCAGCTCTAATCTGTCTAGTCCCATCAAAGAGATAGATATTTTCTTCCGAAGCAAACATATGATAAGGACCAAGATTAGCTACAGTTCGAGGTCCAAGAAGTCTCGTATCATCTACTACTTTCTCGAAAGAGAAGATTCCAACACCTCCGATAAAAGTCTGAACTGCTATAGAATCTGAGGAATAAATTGCAAGACGATCTGCAAGATTGGTAATATACTGAATATCTCCTCTAGAATCAGTCAAGAGATTAGATCCAGCATTACCATTAGCAAAATCATCTAAGTCATTAGAATCACTCCAAGCTACATTCTTAGGACGAAGGGCATTATCAGTATAGTTTCCTAACACTAAAGATCCAGAGTAAACAGCTACAGTTTTAGCTCTTGTAACAACATTACCACCTAGAGTAAAAGTGGGAATATCCACTAAGTCTGTAACAGCAACACCTCCCTTAAACCTTCTGACCTTATCTTTCCCGTTAGTAAGGAATAAGACTGTACCATCAGATGCATCAGTCCCTACAGCCCAATCAAAAGTGTCATCCTCATCTCCAGTAAGAGGAACCATTCCTTGAACTACTGGAGATCCTGCCGCATTTGTAAAATCAAATGAGGTAGTGACCGTCATTAAATTCGAGCCAGAGTTATAAGCTGTAACTGTAATAGGATGAGTAGTGTTATGGCTTCCCTCAGTTGCTCCAGACATCAAAAAGGAGCCGCCTACAGGATATTCGGAAGTTTCATCGCCTGTTGGAGAGGGATTCCAAGATATTGTATTAGGACTAGTGTTGATAGTAACTGCCTGAGTACCTGACTGAGGTCTAGCTGTAATATTTACCCACGCATCCGTACCACTATTATATCTATATTGATACTTAAGAGTAGAAGCTACAACATACTCTACTCCTGCATCATCAGTATAGCTAACAATTCCAATAATAGCGCTATCTAAAGCACCTCCCAACTGGGTATATCCATACCTTTTACTAATCTCTCCTTTATATATCTCTACATTTTTAAGTTCACGAGAAGAACCTGTTCCCAACATCGTAGTGGGAACGATTGTATTTATCCCATCAAAATGATAGTGCTGTTCTACAGGCAGGTATGATCTATTATTTGCTTTCAATACTATTTCCTAACTTTCTTACCCTTCTTCTTTTTCTTCTTAGGGGGCCGTCCTCTCGTACTTCCATAAGTCCCTTTTCCTTGAGGCATATCACGCTCCTTTCAATCAAGTGGCTTTCAATCTTTTCATTCTAACCACAGTGTAAATTTCTTCCTTAGAATCAAGATTAGACGCTTTTCCTCCTCCATCTGTTCCATTAGTAGTCTGAACAAACTGGAAAATTTTTATCACTCTTCCCGCAGCTAGAGTTAATGTACCTCTAGCCTCAGAGCGAGTCATAACCTCTGTAGAACTATCTGCCAAAGCTGTAGTTCCATAGAGAGAAGCTATTTCTGTATCATCTCCAGTAGACGTTTCTACCTTAATCCGACATCTATGGAATCCAACCTTATATCCCGGAACTGAAGCTTCAATCTCCCATATACCATCTGAGGATGCTTGCATCAAGATGTAGTTAGAGGTAACATTTATGATACTTTTAGTATCTCCCTGTTCCTCATTAAGATTTCTTTGTCTCCATGCTCCCGAAGATAAAGCTCCTCCACTAGTATTAGCGGCAGGACTATCTTGAGCAATTACATACCCTGAATCATGATTAAGGTACAACCATTCCGAGCCATTCCAGAAGTATAGAGAAGAATCGTCACTATTAATCCAGAGCCTACCATTTGAGGTATTATTATTCCCCAAAGATGTACTCTTACCATCAGTAGTAGGAGCGCCCGGACCTGCCAAGGACTGATAATAAGCTAATGCACTTCCTGTCTTATGGATCATTCCTACACTGGAACCAGCCGGAGTATTATGCTCATACTCTGCCCGGATTCTAAGAGCTTTTCGAAGATCTCGAATTTCCAACGCACCATCTTCGATATCCTCAGAATCTTGGGGAGAAGTTTCTGACCATCCAGTACCATTACCATCATGTGCCATTGTTATTTCCTACCAATTATTAGTGCCATGAAAAGGATCTAACCAAGGTTCTGAACTTTGAACATTCCCATATCCCACCCTATCAGCTACAGGATTGGAGTCCTCAGCCCTAAAGTCAACAGCATCCCTAGCTCTATCATCCTTCATAGCGAACTTGAGAGCAGTCTCAAACCTCCGTTCCCACTGTACAGCTTCTTGAAACTTCTCATAACTCCTTAAAACATAAGCTGTACTCCAATTAATCACACACTCATCTACTCCGGGGATACTTAAGGTATCACTATCAGAAGCAAGTGTAGGATACTTTGTGACTGTCAACCTAACAGTATAACTATCATCACACTGGGGCTGCAAGTATAAATTAGATCCTTCTACATAAGCTCTAACAGGTTTCCCCGTAGAATCCCCGTCAATATTAGGCCACCGGTCAGTTATCCACTTCTTGGTTTTGAGCAGAATTGGATATGAACTTGTCCCGTCGATAATTCGCACTTCATGAACATCTACAGTACCGCTTGGGAGAGCAATGAGTAGATCATCAGCAACTATCGATAGGTCCGACTCCGTCCGCATCACCCTGAAGCGATGTCGCCGACCGATGGCCTCGAGAGCTAAAGTAATACCGTTGTCGATAACAGAGTCTTTATCTGTACGACCAAGGTTATCTTGAACAGCGGTTCTAATGTTTGTTTTAGAGAGAGCCATTTTATGTCAAATCCACAGATTTAGTCTACAGCCTTGGTCCAAGTATAAGATGTACCATTTGTATATGCAGAACAAACATAAACATCATTATTTGAATGATCTAAAACCATAGTTCCAAGTCCTAATGGAGTTGCTTCTGCATTATCATCTGTAGGAACTCCAGCAGAATATCCAAACCCTCCTCCAATAGGGGAGGTTCCAAGATTTCCTTTAGCTAATTTCTGATTAGCCCCATGACGAAGAAGGTTAAAGATTTTTTGCTTTAACTGAGGACTTCTTGAATAAGTTACAGCTGCCATTTATTTATTCCTTATATAAAGCTCCGAGGGGGTGGGTTCACCACCCCCAAGGAACTGGAGGGAGAAGGATCTAGAATGGGAAATCGCAAAGAATCTCGTAGTCAGAGGCATCTCCAGCATGTGCACAAATATGATCAGTGTAAGCTGTAGCTAGATCAAGTGTGCCATCGCCGGCTCCTGTAGGAGTTAAGCGAGCTCCATCACCACCTGCTGTCAGAGCGATAGTCAAAGTAGCAGGACCCTTAATTTGAATCCAACCATAATAAGTAGTAGTCAATGCAGCCTGCAACACACCTGCACCTATAGAACCAGTAGAATCACTCAAATCTGAAGTGACTACACTAGTCTTATATCCATCTAAAGTGTAATAATAGGCTACCTGACCTGCTACAGCAGCAATGTCACCAGTCCCATCATTATATTGAATATACTTATAAATTTTACCTTCCGCATGACGAATCGTACCGACACCATCTTTATCAGTGGAGTCGTTATCTGTCAGTTTGGTTCGAAAAATAGTTTTTCCAGAAGACATATTAACACTCCTTTTTAATAGTAAAGACGTCCGTGACGACGGATCTGGGGTGAGATAAGGTTACACGCATTAATAACGTGGGCAATCCGCTCACCTTGCAGGGGAACGTCTTTCCACGGACCAAGATTAAACCACATCTTAGGATCATACACAACATCAATGAAGTCAGTATTAAGCATAAGCATATCAGTGGTATCAATTGCTTCAGTTGTGTAGACCATTGGCTGACCTTTAAACCGAAGAACATTAAAACCAAGATCTGCTAACTTAGTACCTTCATCTTTAATGATCTGAGATGCATCTAAAGCATAGTTCTCATACACCTCAAACAAAGTTTGATCTGTGACAATATAATTAGGATGACCTTTTCCACCAGAATCAATGGTGTTATAAAGGTTCTTCATATCATCAAGAAGATTAACTTCCTTTGGAGCTGTACCAGCCTTATACTTTGCCTTCCACCAAGAATTGCTACGGTCAATACCTCCGTAGGTTCCTGTACCCTTATTGGCATTGGAAGGAATCATATCAACAAGACTCTGCATAGCCTTGCCACTCTCAGCTGAATAAGTACTAGCATTTGCAGCATGCAATTTCTCTTCAAAATCATCTTCAAGAGAAAGCATTAATTCTTCGATTCGATCTGTAACGTAATCTTTGACTTTATCTGGACCAGAATTAATCTGATCATCAAAGATACTTCTCTGCACATGACCGGCGGTATATCGCCAAGTCCATCGAGCAGCTGTCTTTGACTGAGTTTCACCCTGAGGTAGGATGTCACCCTTCGAGACATTGCTCACCGTAGGTAAGGCATAACGAACTGTTCGGGTAATATCTTGACCACCGTTTTGCGTCTTAAAGCGTCCACGCTCTCGAAGCAAAGCCAGAGTCGCAATAGAATCCGTGATATTGTCGATGACATCGGGCATCATCGCATACCACGTTTCCGTCACAGCATTATCCATTACCTTTGTAAAGGAAGGAGGGGTTGCCATTAGGAATTATTCCTTTTTGAAGTTTTAGGATTTCTGGAAGCATTAGGATCCCAGCCTAGCGCAGAGTCAGCCAAAGAACCAAGGTCTACTTCACCCTTCATATGTTCAAAAGCTTCATCCATCGCAATTCTGCGTCCCTTTGTTCCGGGTGGAAGAGACTCGCTACGACGAGTATTTGGTCGAGGCCTTCCACTTGTAGAGGTCGGTCTCTCAGATTCCAAATTCTTATCCCTAGATATAGGATGTCCAGTACGAATCTTAGCCAAAGCATAGAGTTCGTCTATACTGAGATTAGGATTGTTCTGGTAAATACCGTGCATCATAGTTCGATAGTCTTCAAAATCTGAGAATTTTTTCTGAGCTGCTTCTATTTGTTTGTTTGCTTCTTTCTTTTCAACTTGATTGACATAGCCATCCATCTGGCCTAGTCTATCATTAACGCCTTTCAGCTTTTTATCTATAGAGGAATTTACTGATGATATAATCTGATCTCCAAAGCGTTTCATGAGCTGGCGATTAGACATTTCCTCGACATCAACTTCCTCTTCCATACTTTCAGCAGGAAAGTCTAACACGTTAGGAGTTCTGGAAGGGGTTTCAGTTTCACCGGAAATTACTTTCACGTTTTCACCATTCTCTTTCGCTTTAAGGACCGCTCTAACATCAGGGTCAGCAATAATCTGGGCGACCAGTTCTTGTTGTTCAGCTAATCGGGATCTCTCATCAGATCCTAATTTTTCCCGCAGACGAGCATCGCTATCGGGCTCGCTAAAATTTTCCTCTCCTCCAGTAAAGTTCTCTTCATCCGTAAGATCTTCCAACAGAGGTTCTACTTCATCGTTTGCCATTAGAGGTTTCCTTCCTTTCTAGTTGTAACTGTAAACGATTCTTGAAACGGTAAAGATCATAAGCATGTTTTATGGCCCGTTCAAGTCTCCGAAATTCCATTATATTAATTGGATCTTCTTTCGGATTCTTGAACTTAATTTTCCAGAACCCATCTTCTAGAGAGAAGACTAACTTCTTCGGAAGGGACTTAGTATGAACTACCTCTACCGGATCTTTAGAGGAGGGCTGAGGAGGAGAATCCTTTTTCTTTAAGGGCGCCTCTGAGTTCGTTTTTTGTTCTAAAAGTTCTGGGGTGTTCATCTATATGCTCCAAAGTCATAGGGAACGGGTTGGAGTAAGGCTTAACATAAGACTCTCTACGCATACCTTTAATTAAATAATGTCTTTCAGCTTCACCTTTACAATAAGGGCATCTACTGGGCGATTTGGAGTCCCTGTCCACCAGGAACGTTTCCTTGCACGCCTTGCACTGGTTGCCCACTTTCATCAGTTTGTCCTCCTACAGGTTGAGGCGGTACACCGCCGAATAATGTACTAAATTCAGGATCATTAAATGCGGAGGCTAAGTAACCTGCTAACGCTTGAGGATCCGCCCCCATCTGAGCAGCGACTTGGAATAATTGTAAGGCTTCTCTACGACGGCCCTCCAAAGATTCCACAGGCTTAGCATTAAAGGATATTTCATAGTGATAGTCACCTTTTAACTTAGTGCCTACAAAGTATTCCCAAGCAGGCGCTCCATTTTCTCCTACAGTCTCAATCACTTGCATACCACTCCACAAGGAGAATATGGTAGAGTTTATTTTCTTAAATACATCTCGGTAGGTTGTAGAGAGTGCAAGCTGCCTTCGAGTCATTCTTCGCTGAGAAGCATCATCCACAATACCCGCTTCTGTAGCAGTTCGGCGTCCAGCACTTTCAAACTCACCGAATTGATTACGAGAGAATCCGACCATCTCCCTACCATTCCTACGAGCAGTCTCTTCTTCTTGTAGTAGAGGAAGATTAGCCCCAGGATTATTAAGCATCTGGATCTGGTCCCTGATAGGACCGCGGTCACCATTAACTGATACCGCAATTCCCACTTCACTAGAAAGAGCTTTCTGAAGCTCAGCCTCAGGGATACTCTCTCCATCATAGAGGAACTTGAGGCAGCTAATCCTTCGTTGCTTAGCTCGCTGAAGGGATATGTCCTGAAGCTCCGCTTGAATATGCCTGAGGTAATGAGTATCCGGTGTCACCCAGAAGTTACGGCTTGAGGGAACGAATGTGAAAGATACAAATGGTAGTCCATCGACCTGAAGAGCATCTTCCTCATTCCGTAGGAACTTATCATGTCCCATACTGATAACTTTAATCCTACCAGATCTGCGATCATGAATCTCCCACAACTCAATATACTCAGGCTTTCCTTTAGTCGAGGTATTCCATACCTGAGATCCAATCCGATGAGGATGTCGGACCCTCTCATAAGATCGGGTAAAATCTTCCAGTGACATAGTAGGAACAAGTCGTCTGGTATTTGAATACTTCCCATCTGCACGAACATCTTCAATATGCCGAACTACT